CGATGCCCGCGCCCACGGCCCCCACCCGCGCCGCCGCCAGCCGACGGCGCAGCTCCGCCCCGGCGCGCTCCCGGTCCCGCGCGGCCTGGCGCTTTATTTCACCGGCCTGGCGCGCGGCCTCGGCCCGGGCGACCTCGGCCTGGCGCCCGGCGGCCCGGGCCTGGGCCTGGGCCTGGCGCCCCTGGGCCACGCCGCCCATGACGGTGTTGACGATACCCAGCCCCAGAAGCCCGGCGGTAACAGGATCAGCACCCATCAGCGTACCCTCGCGTAGAGATAGTAGTTGTCGTCGCCCACGAGCCTGCGCAGCAGGGCCTCGCGCTCGAAACCAAGGAACCCGAACCATTTGGCCCGCGCGGAATGCCGGACGTGCACCGTGGTCTGGATGCGCGTCAGGCCCAGCCCGCTTTCGGCGGCCTCCAGGCAGCGCCGGGCCAGGCGGGCGCAGGCCACGGGGTGGGCCTCCACCAGGGCGCTGGTCAGGGCCCAGGCGTTGCCCGTGGCCCCGGGCTGCACGCCCACCCCGCCGCAGGCCACCACCGCCCCCGCGTGCAGGACCGTCCAGCACGGGCCGCTGGCGCGGTACATGGCCGCCAGGGCCAGGAGCCCCCGGCGGCCGCCGCGCGCGGCAAAGCCGAGACGGTCGGCCGGGCGCAGCTCCAGGCGCCGCACATGGGCCACCTCGAAGGGGATCACGCGCATGCTCAGCCCTCCCCCTGCACCTGCGGCACGCAGCAGACCACGGTCATGGGCAGCGGGTCGTCCTGGCGGATGGTGAACAGGCCGTCGCGGTCATAGCCGCTGGCCAGGCGCACCTCGCGGTCGCCGTCCAGCAGCGGCGGGGCCGTGCCCGCGCGCACGGGCGCGGCGTGGGGCAGCAGGCGCTCGTACTTGTCGGCCACGTCGTCGCCCGGGCACACGCGCCCGCCCACGGTCTGGCGCAGGCGCACGGTGACGCCCATGATCCGCTTGCGCCGGGTCTGCGAGGTGCCCGCCGCGCCGCCCACCTCCAGGCGCATGGGCTGGAGCACGGCGCTGTAGGGCAGGCCGGCGTGGACCTTCCAGGCCGCCCGGGGCAGGGCCACGGCCCCGCCCTGCACGCGCCGGGGCTCCTGCAGCGCGCCGTCCAGGAGCACGGACACCTCGCGGCCCTCCAGGTGGTCCAGCCCGGTCAGGGGCCCGGCGGGCAGCCGCCGCCAGCAGAGGCCCCCGCCCTGGTGGGCGGGCAGGCCCGCGCCGTCCACCCAGGCCCCGTCGGCCAGGAGCAGGAAGCTGCCCGCGTCCGGCTCGGCCCCGCCCACGGTCAGGGGCACGCCGCACAAGGCATCCAGTCCGGCCAGGCCCTCCAGGAGCACCTGGTCGCCGTCGCGAGCGCAAAGCCCCGGGGCGCACACGCGCACCCGCCCCGTGTCCGCGAGGGTCTCCACGGCCTCCACCCGCGCGCAGTTGGACAGGCCGCAGTCCATGAAGAAGCCCCCGGCGGCGTCCCGGGCGCGGGGGGCCGGGCCGCCCGCGCGCTCCCCGGCGTCGAAGACGGGATCCAGCCGCTCCACGGTGCGCAGCGTGGCGCCGTCCCCGGCCGTGCGGCGCACGAGCATCCAGACCTCGTCGCCCCAGGGGCCCGGCACGGTGGCCACGCTCTCGCAGCGGCCGTCCCCGCCCAGCAGATGGCGGTGCCAGGCCACCACGCCCTGCTCGCGCAGGTAGGTGCAGGCCGCCAGCACCCCGTCGTGGCGCACGGCCCACAGCACCCCGTCGGGCTCGCGGGCGAAGGCCATGTCGCGGATGCCCGGGCCGGTGATGTGTTCGGCCAGCAGGGTCAGCTCCGGCGAGGCATACCTGTAGCTGGCGATATCGTAGGCCATTTCGCGCACCTTGCGCCCGCTGCGCGAGACGAAGAGCACTGCCCCGGACACCGGCTCGGGCCGCACCGCCGCGCTGCCGTGGGAGCTCTGGCGCTTGCGCTGGACCTTGGCCGGGGTCATGCCCTCGCCCTCCAGACCGGACCAGACCTTCAGCTCGCCCGCATTGGTGCCCACGAGCAGCTCCTCCTGGTCGGCGATCCAGCGGATGGGATTGACCCGCGAGCCGGACAGGGTGATCTCGATGGCGTCGTCGTCCAGGGGCCTGTCCTGCACGCCGTCCACGAACGCCGCCGTGTTCATGCGGAAGTCCTCGTGGGCGCCGGTGCGCGACATCCACAGGGTCAGCGGCCTGGCCCGGGTGGCGCCCAGCACGAGGCGGTCCTCGTAGAGCCCGACCACGGAGGGCCACCGGGGCGCCCCGCCCTGCTCCCCGGGGCCGAATGCCTCGGGCATGGAATCCGCGCGCTCCAGGAGCTTCCAGAATTCGCCCCGCAGCTCCCCGCCCGCGTACATGGACTCGATCTGGTCGCGGGCGTGGACCGGCGAGGCCGCGAAGGCCAGCTCCAGGCCCGCGCCCTCGGCCAGGTAGACCCCCGGGCCCTTGTACATGTACCAGCCCGGGGCGCCCTGGGGGTCCAGGGCGCGGACGATGGTGGCGACCTCGAAGGTCCGCCCGGCGGGCAGGGCCAGCCGCGCCGCGCCCGCCTCGGCGCAGACCGGCCCCGTGCCCCCCGGCGCCGTGGCGGCCAGGTCGTGGCCGGGCATGCGGTAGTCCAGCTCCTCCAGGCTCCAGTCGTCGTGGGCCCGGCGCACGAGCTTGCGCGGGGCCGTGTCGGGATGGACAAGGTAGAGCACGTCGCAGCTCTGGACGTGATCAACGCCCCAGACGGCCGCGGCGCCCCAGGGGCTCTGGATGCGGTAGACCGGATCGGCGGCCCAGAGCCCGGCCCAGGCGCCCGCGCCGGGCTCGTTGTCCGGCGCGGCGTCGTGGGCCGCGAGGCAGCGATACACGACCCCGGAGCGGCCCGCATAGTCTCCCGGGCCGTATGCCGCCCCCGCCTCCCAGGCGGGGGCGGCGGACTTGAGCACGACGCCCCCGCCGGTGAAGAAGCGCAGGAAGCCGTCGCCCATCTCGATGACATAGCTCTGGCTCTGGGTGCCGTTGAAGTCGAAGGACACCAGACGCGCCGCCGAGCCCTGGGCCCCGGCCAGGGCGATGAAGCGCGTTCCCGACCGCTTGCAGACGCTGCCGTGGGGCCTGGGGATGAAGTTCTCCAGCCTGCGGCAGCCGGTGTAGTACTTCTCGTGGTCCGTGCGCCCGTCCAGGTGCGGCGACAGCTCGCCGCCCGTGAAGGCGTTGATGATCGGCGATGCGGAAACGCTCATGGTCTACCTCCTGGCCCGTTGCAGCAGGTCGGGCCGGTTGGCTTCGGGGGTGCCGCCGCCCCGGGCGTCGCGGCCCTTGGCCGTGCGCAGGCGCTCGCGGTACAGGGCCTCCAGGCGCTCCTTCTCGGCGCTGGAGCCGGTGATCTTGCGCGCCAGGCGCGCGGCCACCCGCGCGGCCAGCGCCACGCGGAAGGTCGGCGGCATCTCGGCCGGGTTCTCCACCCGGCGCACATAGCGCACGGCCACGGCCTCCAGGTCGCACAGCAGGGCCCCGCCCTCGATGGCGTAGGACACCTCGGGCTCGCAGCCGATGACGTGCAGGCAGTCGGCGGGCAGGCGGAAGGCCCGGCCGTAGCCGAAGGCCGGGGCCTCGGCCAGCCGGGCCAGGTCCACGCGGCGGATGGCGAACTTCCAGGGGTGCTCCTCCAGCATGGCGTCGCGCTCCACCTCGTACACCGCCCGGGCCAGCCGGGCGCGCTCGGTGTCCTGGTCCGCCGAGGCGATGCGGTCCTCGCCCAGCTCGATGAGCGCCCCGGAGAGGATCTCCACGCTCATGGTCTAGTCGTCCCCCTGGAAGAGGCTGCGGAAGAAGGCCTCGCGCCGCTTCTGGCCGCCGTCCGCCCCGCCGGGGGCCGGAGCCTGGATCGCAGGCGCCCCCTGGGCCGCGCGCGGCTCCAGGCGCTCGGGATACAGCTCGAAGCTCACCTGGGCCGGGCCCTGCTGGTCGCCGGGATAGGCGTCGCGGGCGCGGGCCTCGCCGACGAGGGTGAAGGCCGCGCCGGGCTCGGGGGCCTGGGCCAGGCCCAGGGCGGGCAGGGCCTGGGCGTCCAGGGTCACGACGATGCCCTTGTGCCGCTGTTCCATGATGGTCGGGGTCTGCATGGTATTCTCCTTGCTCGGGGTTTTGCGCGGCGGGGCCGGGGCCCCGCCGCGGGTGTCCGTTGGTCGCGACCGGCCGGGGGGCGGGAAGGCGCGCGCGGCCCCTCCCCGCCCGGACGGCGGCGGCCGTCGGCTAGCGCGCCAGGTAGTGCGGATACACCGACAGGCTGCCCTGGGCGGCGGGGTCGGTGCTGGCCAGCACGGCGCGGGTCTCGGCGCGGGTGTCGCTGGGCGGGATGAAGCGGCCAAGCACGGCCCCGGCCGCCAGGGCCAGGGGCCCGGCCAGGGCGCACACGGTGCCCAGGGGCTCCCAGGCGCCGCCCGCGTCGCGCTGCTCCAGGGTCACGCCCAGGCTGGCCCCGGCGGCCAGGGACAGGTCGGTGTCGGCCTGGGCCACCACCTCCTGGGAGCCCAGGGCCCCGGCAAAGCACAGCACGCGGCCGTTGCCCGGGGCACTGGCGTTCTGGGGCAGGGGCTGGGCCTTGGCCAGATACTCGTCGTGGACCTTGAGGATGTGGTCGTACATGCTGCGCGTCCTCCTAGTTGAAGGCGACCGTCGCCTCGGTGGCGTCGGCGAAGTTGTAGCTGGTGACGATGGGCACGCCGTTCCATTCGGCGATGCGCCGGTCCACGTTGCGCTCGGAGGCGGTCATCTGGAAGGCGGCGCCCTTGCCCGCCTCGGCCAGGATGCTCATGACCTTGCGGTGGCAGAACAGGAAGGTGCCCGCCCCGCCGCGGACCATGTCGAGCAGGTTGTCCACCTGCATGGCCGTGGGCGGGGTGGCGGGGGTGATGTTCACCAGGGCCGCCACGGTCCGGGGGTTGGCGATCTGGATGCCGAAGTAGCCCTTGAGGCGCACGCCGTAGCCCAGCACGCCGCGCTCGTCCTCGTAGAGCGTGCCGCCGCCGACGGGGCGCACGTCGAGGATGCCGCCCTGGCGGAAGGTGTTGCTGGAATACAGGCCCGTGGTCTCGCCGGGCACGAAGCGCACGGCCAGCAGGCTGTAGCCCTGGTCGCCGACGCCCCCGGCGTCCATGAGCCGCCCGGCGTCCTGGGCGTACTTGCGCAGGTTGCCGTAGACGATGGCCTTTTCGGCGTCCACGCCGAGCTTGCGCAGGGCCTTGGGCAGCTTCTTGGCGAAGTAGGCGTCGCGCCCGCCCATGGCCTTGGCCTTGTCCTCGGGCAGGAACATCCTGGCCCCGAGGATGGACAGGTCGACCTTCTTCAGCCGGGTGCCCACGTCGATGGTGCCCAGGGGCGCGTCCATGTCCACGAAGCCGCCGCCGGTCACGTCGGAGACCTCGTCGTAGACGTTCCACAGGGCGTGGGAGGCCTCCTCGAAGGGGATCACGTCCAGCACGGGGGTTTCCTCGGTCAGCCAGTCGACCTGGTCGGGCTGGCGGGTGGCGAAGCGGGCGCTCAGGTCGCGCAGGGTCGAAGCGGTGCTCATCTGCTATTCTCCTTTGCCGCCGAAGACGACTTCGGCGAAGAAGCGTTCGGGAGTCATGGCCTGGCCGCGGGGTGCGGGACCACCGATCCCCCCGACGAAGCCGTCCTCCTGGTTGGCCTTCCCGATCTCGTGAAACAGGCGGACCAGAACCGGGTCGTCGCCGTGGGCGTCGAGGATGCGCCGGGTCTCGGCGGGGTCGAGCCCCGCGCGGCCGGCCACGGCCTCGAAGCCCCGCCGGGCGATCTCCGTGTTGCCCCGGGCGTCCTCGCCCCACAGCTGCTCCAGCACGCCCAGGGTCTCGGCCCGCCGCTGCCCGCGCTGGGCCTCGAACTCGCGCGCCGTGCGCGCGGCCAGCTCGTTGTAGCGGTCCGAAAGGCCCTGGGCCTGGCCGGGCGACAGGCCCAGCTCGTGGGCCGCCGCACGGAACCAGCCCATGAGCCGGGCGTCGGCCTGCTGGCCCTCGGGCAGGGCGATGTCGTAGCCCTCGGGCCCGGCGGGCACGCCCGTCAGGCGCCGCAGCTCGGCGTCGAACCGGGCGCGGTCGTCGTCGCTGGCGTCCCCGGGCAGGGGCGCAAGGCCAACGGTCTTGCGCCCGATGAGCGCCTGGGCGCTGGCCAGGGCCCGGGCCATGTCGCGCACCCCGGCGTACTTGCGCAGGGCGGGATGCGCCGACAGGGGCACCGTCCGGCCGTCCAGGTCCCATGTTTCGGTGTCGGGAATGGCCTCCTCCAGCCAGTGTCGAGCAGTCGGGGAAGGTGTCTGCGCGCCGTGTCCGTCAGCGGGGGCAATCGAGGCTTCCTGCGTCATGGTCCCTCTACTCCTTTACTTTGAAATTCTCAGGGTTTTCGAAATATTCCACCAACTGGAACAGGGTCATCCGGCCGTAGCGGAACTCCACCTGCTCGCCCCCGCGCCAGGGCCCGGGGGCCGGGGCCGGGCGCATGAAGCAGTGCGTGCGCAGGAACTCGCGCAGCACGCGCCCCGATGGCGTGGCCAGGGCCGCGTGGATGTGCCCGTGCAGCTCGCGTTCGCTCATGGCTTGCGGCTCCATCAGCCCGCCTCCCCGGCCCCGGGGGCGGGGCCCGCGCCCGGAATCCCCGCGGCGCCCAGGCCCCGGGCCAGGGCCTCCAGCTCGCGCCCCTGGCGCAGGGCCTCCACCTCGGCCGCAGGGCGCACGCCGGTCTGCGGGAAGCCGCGCTGCTCCATGACCCGGCGCACGTTCTCGTCGTGGCGGAACAGGTCGAGAACCTGGGGCGCCACGGCCACGATGGGCGCGATCTCCGCGTAGGTGCGCAGCACCGAGCGCGCCTGGGACTCGCGCTGGGCCAGCATGAGCGGGCTCACATAGTCCACGCGCAGCCCGTGCCCGGCGGCCTCGGGCGGCGCGGGCGGCAGCTCCCCGCGCCGCGACATGAGCCGGAACAGGCGGTCGAACAGGCGCTGGAAGTTCTCGCGCTGCTGGTTGACCAGCAGCGGCCCGAGCAGGAACATGCGCTCGGAGGCCAGCTCGGCCACCTCCAGGGCCGTGGGCGTGCCGCCGTTGCGCACGCGCTGGCTCACGGCCAGGAACAGGTCCACGAAGAAGGCCTCGTTGATGTCCTGCCTGGTGGCGGCGAGCATCTCCAGGGAGAAGCGCGGGTCGCCGCCCACGGACAGGGGCCCGAAGTCCGCCAGGCTGTTGCCCTCGGCGCGGCGGTAGTAGTTCATGGCCCGGGGCTCGAAGCTGAAGCGGCCCACAAAGCCGTCGTCGGGCACAAGGTAGGGCGGCGCCACGGCCAGCTGCCCGGCCTCCAGGATCAGCCGCTTCATCTCGTTGATCATCTTGGCGTCGGCCAGGGCCTCGGTTCCGGGGCTGTAGCTGTAGGCCGTGCCCGGCAGGCGGTGGGCCCGGGCGACCACATAGGGCAGCTCGGCGTAGCCGCCCACGGACAGGACGTGCCCGTCCCCCAGCTCCATGTAGACCGAGCGCCAGGCCAGCCCCGGGCGCCGGGCGCCGCCCCCGCTCCGGACGGGGGTCACGGCGTGCAGGAACTCCACGGGGCGGCCCGCGCCGCGCCCGGGCCCCAGGGCGCGCCGCAGCGCCGGGGACAGCCGCTCCTCGCCCCAGCGGGCCGCGGCCTGGCGCGGCGTGAGCCGGAAGCGGCGCAGTACGGTATCCACCTCGCCCAGGTGGTTCTCGTCGATATAGACCTCGTGCAGGGGCAGGGCCCGGAAGCGGATGCCCGCGTCGGGCACGGCCGGGTCCTCGTCCACGAAAAGGCACTGCCAGCCGAACAACCCGGACTGGTGGTAGCCCAGCACCTGCTGCGGGTAGTAGCCGCAGCGCTCCAGGGCGGCGTAGAGGCGGTCCTCGGCCTCCTGGAGCCAGGCGCGCACCCGGGGGCTGGCCGCCAGGTCGCGGTCTTCCAGGCCCAGGGCGAACCAGCGCTGGGACGGCGAGGACGCCCCGGCCAGCATCCCGGCGGCGAAGATGTTGGCCGCGCGCCTGGCGGTGGAGTCCACCAGGTCTTCGCGGCGCCGCCGGGGGTGCCCGGGCTCGCCGGAAAACCCCGCATAGGCCGGGCCCATGTGCTCGGCCACCTCCTCCCAGATGGAGTCGAAGGGCTGGCGGGCCCGTTGCAGCTCCTCGAAGCGCTGGCGCGTGGCGCGGGCCAGCTCGCGGGCGTCGGTGCCGCGCGCCCCGGGGGCGTCGGGCCCGGCCCCGGCCTGCCGCGCCGCAGGCGCGGCGTGATGCGTGTCGTGTTCGTGCATGGCTACCCCAGCGTTTTGCGGCCCACCCGGGCCGATCCGAGCACCCCGTCCCCGGTGGTGGCCACCGTGGCCCCGGCCAGGCGGCGCAGCCGCTCGGCCTCGCGGCGCCGGGCCTCCTGCATCCGCGCGGCGTCCTCGCCGCCCGTGTCCTCGGGCTGGGGCACGGGCGCGGGCGGCGGCGCCTGCACCGAACCCTTGCCCCCGCCGCCCCCGCCGAAGATCGACGATCCACCCATTGCTCATTCCTCCTTGTTGCGGGTCAGATAGGAAACCACCGCGCCCACGCTGCGGCCTCCGGCCAGGGGCGCGCCGTGGGGGACTGTCCCCAGCACGGTGAAGCCCAGGTCGCGCACCAGGCCCAGGGCCGCCCCGTTGGTGCGCGGGGTCACGCCCACCAGCACCTCGATGAGCGGCCGCCCGTCGGACCCGGCCACGGACAGCAGCCAGTCGGTGACGTAGAAGCCGATGATCCGCGCCGGGCTGCCGAAATAGTCGCGCAGCACGGCGAAATGGATGCGCGCCGAGCGCCCGCAGCGGCCGTCGAGCCAGAACAGGGCCGCCGGGTCGCCGTCGGCGTAGACGGCGTAGAAGGCCCGTCCGGGCTCCCCGGCGAAGGCGACGAAACCCCGGGCGTCGGTCACCGCGCCGTCGAAGAAGACGTGGCGCGCGAGGCCGTCGTCCTCCAGACGCTCCCACAGGGCCTCCAGGTCGATGGCGTCCAGCCCGCCGGGGTGGGCGCGGATGTCCAGCACCCCCAGGGCTGGGACGGCGCGGGGCCGGGCGCGGCGGGCGCGCGGGGACGAAACGGGCTGCGGTGCGTGGCGCATCAGTCCTCCAGGGCCCCGGCACCGGGCCGGGGGCCGAAGCTGCGGTTGGCGCCGTCGGCGTAGCGCTGGGCCGGGGCGGCCCCGCGCACGGGCGCGGCGAAGGTCAGGGCCAGGGCATCGGCCAGGTCCGGGCTGCGCAGGCCCCGGGCGCGCATCTGCTCCTTGGGCTCGAGCACCAGGCGCGAGGCGCTGTCCCAGCTGTAGGACGGCGCGGTGAGGTCGGCGTGCAGCGCGTCGTCGTCGGGCAGGTCGGCCTGGGGCTCGTCGGCCAGCCAGTCGCGCAACAGGCCCCACATCTCGGCGCGCTTGTTGCGGTATCGCTCGGGGCGCAGGGGCCGCGCGCCGAAGTTCACCGGGGTCACCCGGCGCTCGAAGCCCATCTCGCGCAGGCGGTCCACCACCCCGGCGCCCAGGCCGCCCACGTCCACGAACAGCCTCTCCACGCGCGGGCTTTCGGACTCCAGCATCCGCCGGCACAGCCCCGCCACCTGCATGGTGTCGCAGCCGCGCCAGGAGCGCAGGCCGAAGGCCTTGCGGCCCTGGCGGAAGACGGCCGCCGTGGCGTCGTCGCCAAACCGCGCGGGGTCCACCCCCGCCACCACCGGGCCGTGTCCGCTCTCGGCGGCCCGGCGCGCGCGCAGGACCAGCAGCGGATCGATGAACGGGTCCAGGCCCGTTGTCTGGAATGCCTCGGCGGGCGTGGCCGGATATTCCTGGCGGAAGAGCCGCTCGTCCTTGAGCTCGGCGATCTTGGCCCGGCGCCAGGCCACCTGGCCCGGGGTCAGGCCGTGCAGGGCCATGTATTCGGCCTCCTGCTCGTCGGGGGCGAAGTCCGGCCCCGGGTCGGCGCGGTACTCCGGCTGCCAGAACCAGGGCAGGAACACGGCCTGGTAAGGCCCCTGCCCGGACTCGGCGGCCTGCCACCCGGCATGGAAGAAGTTGCCCATGCCGTTGGCCGTGGATTCGAGAACGACCTCGGTTCCGTCGGCGTCGGCGATGGCCTGGAGCACTCCGGCGGCGTGCTCCTGGGCCCGGGGCCAGAAGGCGACCTCCGAGGCGTGGAAGAGCTGCACCGTGAGCGAGCGCCCCGCGCCGCGCGTCCCGGCCGTGCCCACGCGATAGCCGCTGTCCAGCAGCGGGAAGTGCATCTCGCGGGCGTTGTCGCGCCCCAGCCGGGGCCGCAGGGGCGCCGGGCAGTGGCGGTGGAAGCGCTGGGCCATTTCCAGCAGGTTGCGCGTGGCCTCCATCTCGTGGGTCAGGATGAAGGTGCGCACGCCGCGTTCGTGGGTGGCGCGGTGGAAAAACCGCGCGCCCACATAGGTGGATACGCCCTGCTGGCGGCCCTTGAGCACAAAGGCCCGCACCCGCCCCGTGCGCGCGCGCTGCTCCTCCAGGCACTGGTGCAGGTGGCGCTGGGCGCGATTGAGGGCCAGGGGCGCCAGGGCTCCGAGCTTGGTGCGGATCTTCAGGCAGCGCCCGGCATAATGGACGAAGTCGTCCTTGAGCCGCTGGCGCACGCGGCGGTCGCGTTCGGTCATGGGCGTCATTGCAGCTCTTCCAGTGCGCTTTCGTGGAGCGCGGCGTCGTCGGCCTCGCGCGGGCCGCCGAACATGCCCAGGTGCTTGCCCAGAAGGCCCAGGGCGCGGATGGCCGCCCCGGCGTCGAACTTGTAGTGGGGCCCATCGGCCCCGGCGGCGCCCCGGGCGGGGGCGGCTGGCGCGGCCTGCATGCAGCGCTCGGCCACCTCGCGCAGCCTGGCCACGACCCAATCGCGGGTCACGGCGTCATGGTCCTGGCCGCCCTCCCGGGCGCCCGGCTCCCCGGAGGGGCCGTCCAGGGCCAGGGCCACGGCGCGGGCCACCTCGGGCCGCGCCAGCAGGGCCCGGCCCCGGGCCGGGGCCGTGGCGGCGGCGTAGCCCGCCCGGAGCGCCGCCTCGCCCGCGTCGCCGAGCACAGCGTACTCGGCCACGAAGCGTTGCTGGCGCGCAGGCAGGGGCCGTTTCCCCCGCCCGTTGATTCCCGTCTCTTGCGTCGTCCTGTCCGTCATGGGGCACAGCTCTCCCAACCCGGGGCGGGCCCGGGGTCCCGTACAGCAACGGTTTTCGGTTTTTGCCCCTTGCCACAGGCCGTGGGGGGCGTTATCTTGAAGATGCCTGGGAACCAGGTGAGGCGACTCGACCAAAGTGAATGAACACTCGCCAGTCGCGACTTCCCCGCCGGGCGGCGATGCCGGTCCGGGGGGAGCCCGCAGGGGGTCCGCCCCCACTTGATGAAAGAGCGTTCACGGTGGCGCCGCCCACGGGTTCCCGGGTTTTTTACGGCCTGCGCGGCCCGGCCGCCCGGCTAGCGGAACAGGTCGTACACCGCCTTGCCCACCAGCCCGAAGACCGTGGTCATCAGCCCGTAGACCACCCGCTCCATGTTGCGCAGCTTCTCGGTGTGGCTGTGGCAGCGCCGCGTGCCCTTGATCTCGGCCACGTCGCGGGCCATGGCCCGCACCCGCTCGTCGATACGCGCCAGAAGGACGCGCATGTCCTGCTCCTGGTTCATCGCCCCGCGCTCCCGCGCCCCCAGCGCAGGCGCACGGCGCCCTTGTCGAAGGCGCTGCGACCCAGGAAGTAGTAGCCGTAGACCCCGAAGCCCAGCTCGGCCAGGGCGTCGAGCTTGCCGCCGTCCACCTGGGGCGCGAAGGTGCCACCCACAAGGGCCAGGGTGAACACCAGCAGGCACAGCGGCCGCACGTTCTTGGACAGCCACGAGTCCGAGGCCGCGTCGGCGGTGTGGCGCCCGGTCAGGCTGCGCTCGAACTCCGTTTCGGCGGCGAGCTGGCGCTCCTGCCAGGCCAAAAGCCGCTCCTGCTGCGCAAGCTCCAGCTCCTTGAGCCGGATCATGGCCTGCGGGTCGGCGGCCAGGGCCGCCTGCACGGCCTGCGGGTCGGCCTCGGTGCCCAGCCATGAGGCCACCAGCGCCCCGGCCGCACCGGCCACGGCCCCCACCGGCCCGCCCAACACCCCGGCCAGCACCGGGGCGACCCGCGCCACCGCCCGGCCCACATCCTTCCAGTCCGCCATGTCCGCTCCTTTTGGCTAGGGCTTCGCCCCGGGGCGTTCCCCGGGCCCGAGGGCCCGCTCATAGGTCCGCAACACCGCGCCGCAGCGCAGGCACACCCGCACCCGCACAACGCCCGGCTCCCCGGTCTGCACGGTGCGCACCACCCGGGTCCGCCCGGCGCATTCCAGGCAGGTCATGCCGCCGCCGCCGCCGGGCCGCGGCGATGGATGGTCAGCCGGAAGGCGTCGTGGCCGCGCAGAGCCTCCATGAACGCCGCCACGGCCCGGCGGCTGTCCTGCACGCCGCGCGCGGCGCCGGGCGGGGCGAAGCGCTCGCCCAGCAGCACGCAGCCGCGGGTGTCGGCCACGGTGTTGCCGCCGTGGAAGATGATCCCGCTGCGCCCGGGC